ATGAAAAATGTTCTTATTATAAAATCAGATAGCACAACAGAAATCAAAAGCGTCGATGATAAAGATACCACAGTACAAATAACTGATATTTCTTTAGTTCCTAAAGATATTAGAGAAAGACCTATTGAGTATTTTCCATATAATGGGAAATACTACCCCATTGCACGTGATTGTGATTTAATCAGTGATGATAGAGTTCGTTGCGTCATTGCAGGAATTAACTAATTCCCTAACTATTTCAGTCTCAAAAAATACTACCTTCATGATTAACCAGAGTTATTTTATTTTCTCTGGTTTTTTATTTAGATCATTACCCCCGCGTAAAGCATGAAATTTCTTTTACTATCAATGCGTTATTTTTTTATCGCGATCCTTTTTCTATGTCTCAAACTGAAATAACCTGAAATCTTTTTCAATCATTTCAGTTTGACGCTTACGCAAAGAACCCAATCACAGCACGCCCTCGCAATATGTTTTGTAAAAAATTCAAACTGAAATAATTTTTAGATCCAAATTGTGCAGGCGGGTGCGGATTAGTGCGTTTTACGTGGTGAATGATTTTATTTCGTGGGGATTATGCGCACTGTGTCGCACGCTATCGATGCGATCCATTTTGAGCTAACGCAGATGTATTATGAGAATTGAGCGCCTTATAATGGCGTAGGCGTGGCTATATTGAGGGCATAAAAAAGCCCGCAAGCGCGGGCAAGGATGGTAACGATTTTATCACCCAATGACAGGTGAATACTTCTGCTTAAGCCCTGTTGATTTGGTGCCTGTGTTGCTAATGGCTGAGGCATTTAACGGACTGCCCGTGTTGTTATGGGTATGGTTTGCCGTGAGTGTGGCCAACTCATTCACCACATCTAGCGTATCTAACATGCACTGCATCACATTCAATTGTTCATTACCCAGATAAACAACCGGTGCCATGATTTTTTGCATCGCGCCTGCAATACTCGAACGCACTGCCCCGATTTTTTCCTCCAGTTTCTGACCAACATCAACCGTCATATTTTTACCAACCGCCACAACTTTATTGGCTTGCGTTGCTTGGCTAAAGTCACCTTCAGCAATTTGCATAATGGCACCTGCCATTAACGTGCTTGTGCCAATGACTGTCGTTTTATCGGTAGCTTGTACTGTGGTTTCTCTGGTGATAACGGTGCGATTTTCTGTGTCGGTTTTAACTTCACGATGCATCGACTCTTCAATAATTTTCTGGTCAGTTTGACGATGCCATGTGCCGTCCTGCGTAACCCGTTGTGATACCTCTTGGCGTTGCTGTTGCAGTTGTTCGCCTGGCTTAATGTCGGGCAAGGTATTGCCATGACTTAGCACTTGACGAATAAAGGGCTTATCTGCACGGCCATTTTCAAACGCAATTTCAACCATTGAACCCACAGGCGGATATTGAAACATCCCCGACTCATTGCCTGCCATGGGCAACGGTAACGGCACCGCGTGATAAACGGGTGCCACATCATTGCCGTCGGCATCAACCATTTGCACATCAACCGCATATTTTGGTCTGAATGGATCAGAAATATCCCCCGCGGTAGTGTTTTCGGTGGGTGCTTCAACACGGGCAAATTTCGGCAAGTGCAATCCTGCCGAAAGCTCGGGGTAGGCATTATCAATTTGTTGTTGTGCTATGGTGCGGTTTTCGGCTCGTCCTGTAATGGCATCGGGGCTGATCCACGTTAGCGTCATATTGTCGTTATCCAGCGCCACACGCTCTAAGCGTTTATCATTCACTTTCACACCAGGGCGTAAACTTTGCACCATGGGGATGGTCATTTGATTACCCGCACGTTGTTCAGAAGAAAACTGATTGTCTATTTCAATCTCTTTATCTTTCCAAAATGAATCATTCCAGCTTCCTACGAACACGTCACCGTCTGGCGTTTGATACCAAACATAATCGGGAATATTGAAGACTTTTCCCAGGCTATTTAATAATTGATAACCCGTACCGTTATGAGTGTAATGTGGAATAGGGGTATTCACATATTCGGCATCCGGTAACACAAAATGTAATCCGCTGTGCTCTTTTAGATAATCGGTGATCTGTTTTAAGGTGGGATGCTGAAAAGAGCATGGCCACATTCTGTCGAATACGCCAACCAATTCGCGCACGAACAATTTTTGAAAACCATTTTGTGACGGTTGCGAACGCTCCACGTAACCCGTGAAATACCGTAATAATAAATCCGTGTAGCCAATATCAAGACGCACCAATTTACCTGTGTAATCAGTATCGGTTTTAGCAGTAATAAATCCACGACCACATTGGGATAATTCCAGCACCATTTTCACGTCAACAAGGTGCGTTTCATCACCCGATAAATAAAGTCGATTAATCGGTTTCATCTTTTAATCCCCCAAAGCATCATTAACGGGCTTCAACACATTTTTCTCAAACCAGCTCAATTCCTGCTCTTGTTCTAGCGTTCCTTCGCCGTTGGCTTTCGGCTTATCACTCATATTTTGTGTTTTGCCTTTAACCTGCCCTGCTGAACGACTCTCGCGTTTTTCAGGCACCGATAAATGTTCACGTAAGGTAAAGGTGATTTGCCAGGCTTGCTTGCCGTCCATCTTTGATGCATCAATACCGTTGGTAAATGTGCCAAGACGAAAATTAATCGCGCTGGCCATACGGTTGGCGACACGATAGCGTTTTAGTAATCCATTTTCTTTGGCTTCAGCTAGCGCAAATAAACGGGTTAGCGTTTTTTCTTCGGTGAAAGGAATAGTGCCCGTGATACGTAGCTCTTTGGGTTTGATACCCTGCTCACTGTTGACGGTACTTGAGGACTGCCCCGACTGGTCTTTATCTTGATACATCATGGACGGGGTAACAGTAAGGTTTTTTAATAAAATGGCTTCACCATCCAGCGCCAATGTAATGATTTGACTGACTTTCGGTGTGTTATTTTCGTTGAGTGGTGTCTGTGTCATGCATCATTCCTTTGATTACATCAATATCGCCCGCAAACAATGTGGCCAAGGTATAAACCGCATCCTGTTCAGGGATTTCTTTTTTCATTTTATCCGCTAATTCTGCACCGTTACCTTTTCCCTGGAACACCCAAACAGTGGTTGATTTTCCCAGCAAGCCCGCCAATGAATCTGCCATGCCTTGCAAAATGTTTTTTCGACTTTCCGCAAATCCTTTTACGCTAGAAAGTAACCCAGCAACACTTGCCCCGCTTGAGGCTTCACTTTTTGCCTTTTCAATTAATCCCGCATTAACCACTGCACGGCTATTATTTGTTGATAACGTTTGAGGTTCAGGAATACCCGCCAAGGTCTTAGCGGGTATCTGCATTTTGGTGATATTCAGGCTTTCGGCTGTTTTGGCCATACGTTCAACTTGGCTAAAAACAGGCAAAGGCAACACACCCGAAAAGGCTTGAATTGCATTGATAAATTCGTCATGAGTACGGGCGCAAATCATCGTCACGACAATATCAACCTCGCCCGCCCCCTGAATTTTATTCGCAATATAATTAATCGCATTGGTGGGGCTTAAATAACTGCCTGTGGCGGTATTTTGCCCAACACCATAAATAAAGGGGTGAACGGGTAATAACGAACAGGTAACGCCTGTTAAATCGCCTGATAGTGAAAACTGCTTACGTTGCCATTTCATTATCAACCTCACATCAAATAGATTTCTAAAATCATTAGCGTAGATGCAACTAAATGAATTCTGGTTCCGTTTTCTGTTGTCTTCATTCGAGTCCATCTATCACCATTATTGATAGTGACTAAAATGTTATCCGCTGGAATACGAATTTCTGTTACACCTATATCTGTTCTATCTGTGCGAATATAGAGAGAGCGACACCTAACATCATGCGAAACTTTCACAGACTCCCCTTCATTTATTTGCCCTTTATGAATACTCCCAATCCATTTTTTTGGTAGGTATAAATTATTTGCCTGCCCTTCTGTCAGTGCCCCCACATCTCCCGCATTTAATGTGATATCTGTATTCAGCTGTTTACCATTGACTTTACGGGTATTGGGTACACGACTATTCGCATTGGTATTGGCATTATTGGCTGTGGTTTGGGCGGTATTGGCTTTACTCACGCCGTCATTGGCAGTTCTTTGGGCATTATCAGCCTTAGTGACGGCACTGTTTGCCGTATTTTGTGCATTAGTCGCCATGGTTTTGGCTTCATTGACTTGTGCGGGCGTGGATGCGCCCACATCGCCAGCCGTTAACGTAATATCAGTACTTAATGCCTTACCATTCACTTTACGGGTATTAGGCACACGACCATTGGCATTGGTATTGGCATTATTGGCTGTGGTTTGGGCGGTATTGGCTTTACTCACGCCGTCATTGGCTGTCTTTTGGGCATTGTCGGCTTTAGTCTCGGCTCTATTTGCCGTTCCTTGGGCATTATCGGCTTTAGTCTCCGCTCTATTTGCCGTATTTTGTGCATTGGTGGCCATAGTTTTGGCTTCATTCACTTGTGCGGGCGTAGCTGCCCCCACATTTCCCGCCGTTAACGTAATATCTTGTGTTCCATCAAAAGGCACCCCCGAAATTTTGCGCGGTGTTGCCAGTTTTTGCGAGGCAACGGCCGTTCCTGTTGACGGTAATCGGGTATTGGCATTGTCATTCGCCGACTTTGCTGAAGCCATGGCGCTATTATGCAAATCAGTCACTAATTTTTGTGTCGGAGCTAATGCTTGGCTAGTGCCCGTTTTATCCGTTAGTTGGGTAAATCCTTTTGCCGTCAACGTCGCATCAGGATGATTACGGGATTTTTCGTGCGCTTTTAACGCATCATCTAATTGTTGAAAATCCAGTGTTCCTTTAGGGCGTAAATCGGTAATTTGCCCATCTGCTGAAATAGACGCAATCGCAAACACAAAATGCGGAAAACCTGCATTATCGATAGTGTTTTTTAAATCAGGCTTAACGGTCAGTTGAATCTGAGTTTGCCAGCGACTAGTAATGTTTCCTTGGTAACTCACATCGGCATAAACCTTAGTATTTTCCGCGGGTACGGTAATATTTTGATTTGAGGTTAATTCCGCCCGTAATCCACCAATGTAACCAATACCTTTTGTGACAAAATATTGATTCCCTGTTTTACCCACTAAAAAAGCATCGCCAAAAAATGAAGCTTCACCGTAACTGTCGGTATTAATCAGGCGTTGCATTTCATCTATGCCAGAAAGTCTTGCGGTAAAATCAATCTGCCACATTTCGGCAGGGGTATTGATAGCCGTTTCTTTGCTGGCACCTAAATACTCCAGCAAGAAAGAGCGGGTTAACACGTTGCCCTGTTGCCCCGCTTGGGTTTTAATTTTGCGTTGGGTAGGCGCATGCACAATCATCGCCACCGTGCCTGATTTTTTATTTAATAAACCAATCCAGTTAAAATCAAAATCTCCGATTTCGGCACCGATAGTCACCGAGTAGGCCACCGCATTTTGATTAACGACACCGACTTTATTCACCCTTTGACGATGCACAAAATATTTTGCATCGGGCAACCCTTCATTGCGGTCAATCGGTTTTTCAAGCTCTAAATTTGGGATATGTGCAAAGACGAATTCGTCTAACACAATGAGGTTTCCATCAATCGACTCTTGGGCTTTCCAGCGCTCAAATGCCGTTGTAATAATAGATTGTGACATTTGTTACTCTCCTTGTAACAGTGATGCGCTAAAGGTCTGATATTCACAATCAGCCCAACCAAAACGCATCACTAATTGATTATTGGTGATCACTTCAAAACGATAACGGCGACACGTGCGCCCATACTGGCGAATAATGCCCATCAATAAATCGGGGTTGCCTGCGATTTGTCCGTCACTGACTCGTAAAATAATGACATCCCAATCAATATCAGGCTGGCGCTCTAACAGTTCGACATAACCCACACCGAGGCGCTCAAAAATAGCGATAAAGCCACTGACCGAACCCGCATCGCGCGCATTAATAAACGCAAACTTTACGCGCTTGCGAAATAAATCAAGGGGTTCACCTTTAAAGCGGTGAATATCGCGTTGATACGCAAGCACCGATAACAATTCTTCTGAGCAGGTTTCTGCGTCCAATTGTTTGAGTGGCCATAACATCCAGTCATAAACACCCGACCAAAATTTGCGTACCGCATTTAATAATTTGGCAGGTTCACCTTTGTTCATCCATGACGGCAAATTTAAGCCTCTTAATCGTTCCTTGAAATCAGGCATCTTGTAGCTCCACGGTCAGCGATTTTAAACGGGGCACACTCAATTCACTGATAATGTCCGTTTGATTAAATTGTAGGGAATCGACCAGGGTAAAATGGCGGTGAATTTCACGACCTAAATTGGAAAATGAAAAACGCGAGTATGGCCATGTTTTTTTCACGTCATAACTGGTGTTTTCACGAAAAGCACAGCGCACCAGATTTTCAATATCTTGTTTGAGTTTTGTTTGCTCATTGACGGTTAAATTAGTGATATTTTCCACGTACACCGTCAATGTAATGGCGTGTTGCGTTTCAGGCATGGGCATACATTGCATATCATCACCGTGCCCGTGATGCCCTTGTGTATTGACGTAATCATTTACTTTGTCGATAAAGGGCTGGCTGATCACGCCACTGTCTAACAATAAATAGGCATTGGCAGTGCCTGCGCCTCGAGGCGCATCATGCAAAAAGAAAATACGGTCAATACTCAAACCCACCACGCTGGCAATCATCCCTTGATATACCGCGTCAGTATGATAGTTCCCCACTAAATTATATTGGTTACGGCAACGGTCACGTAAATCATCATCATTCTCTTTATCCGCGCCAGGCACTAACAACCAGTTTTCCTCATTTTGCGCCCGTTCAATGCCTGGCACCGCAACGGGCAAAATGCGGAAATAACCTGGCGCGAGATTAAACGCCCCGCCTGCTTCGCTCGCATCAACCGCAATCAAGGCTGATTCTTTTTCAATCGTGACCGTTTCCGTAGTCACCACACTGTAAATCTGTTCGTTAATGCGTTCTGTTTGCACGATGGTGCCCTTTGGCACCGTGACACTGTTTTGCCCTGCGACACGATAAAAGCGCACTTGTCCTTTGGCTTTGGTGGCAGGCTTGCGTTGCAGATTAACGCCCCAGGCAAACATTTCTAGCCACGTCCCCGATGCAGTAGCCAGATACATATTGGTGAACACCAAATTAATTAACGCATCTTTGAGCCACTGAACGGGCGTTGTGACAATCGTATTAATCAAACGCCAAAACGGTGACATATTGGAAGTATTGGTGATTAAGCCTTCTTCTTTCACAATGTCGTTAAATTGCTGATTAATTTCATCGACAGTGATGGGCATGCCGTTGTCTTTTAATGCCGATTCATAGTCAATTTGTGGACGTTGTTTATTCGCCATAATTCACCCCGACACTAATACGGCCAAAATCATAAGTGTCTGCGGTCACCCATAATTTTTTTACGTTTTCTTCATCAACGATAATGGTGCCTGGAATCAGTCGCACATCATCTTCAACCAGTAACACAATTTGCATCCGAATATCGGCGCGTAAGGTGGGGCTACGTTCGGCGACTAATTGTGTCGCTAAACCACTTTCAATAATCGCATGCGCAATGTCTTGTGTGATACTTTGGCGGTTATCACACAATATTGGCTCAAAGCCTGCATTGAGCGTAAAGTCACGCTCGGTTATTAGTAAATCAATGTATTTCGCCTGTTCCATGGCCTATATCCTTAATTAAGCGCGCTCCACTCTTCCAAATCCGCAGGTGACATCACATTGCCATTGTTGATCGTGATATTTCCGTATTGTCTGCGATTATCAACACTCGTTTGATTGTTATTAATTTCTTTGCTTAAACCGCCTTTATTAATGCCTTTTAAATCCCCGCCCGTTAATAATGACGGCTGATAATCAAAACGACGGTTAGGTTGATTTTGATTAATGGCATTAAAATCAGGTTGAATCGGCACATTTGGCAATGCCGAATTGACGACGGCGGTTTCGGTTTCTTTTAAATCAATATTCACGCCAGGGAGATAATTTAATTTGCTAGCCACCGCATTAAACACGCCGTTAAAACTGTCGCTTAACCATGTCCAAAGCCCATCAAAAACGCCTTTGATAGAATCTGAAATACCGTTAAACGTGTCACCGATAGAGAAGTTTTCAAACCAACTGCAAAGCGCATCCCAACCGCCTGCGACCACATTCCATAAATTGGCAAACAGTTGCGACACCGTGTTATAAATCGCAATAAAGGCTTGCACAGGTGACAATGAGAAAAACCATTGGCACACCGCATCCCAACCTTTAGCAATCCCTGCATACATCAAATTCGTGATACGAGTAATGGATGCCCAAAAACTGGCAAATACGCTGACGGGATTGATGCGCTCTAAAAATTTAACGGTAGCATCCCAACCATGAACAATATTGGTTTTTACGCCATCCCATTCCTTCACTATCCATTTCGCACTATTCGTAAATGCGGTGGCAACCATCATCACCGCTTTAATGGTCATTCTTAATGGGAATGTCAGTAATGCAATGGCTTTCGCCACACTCTTACCAAAGGCTTGACCTGCAATCGTGGTTTTATTCAGTGTCTTTTCTGAAAATTCAATCGGCGTGAGTAAGTCAGTAAACCAATTGAAAACGGTTTTTACCGCTTCCCACACAACGCCCAACGCTTTGCCGAGTTCATCAAACATAGAGCCAACGGGCGACATAGAGTCAAAGGCCTCTAAAAATCCTTGCACGAACCCTTTAAAAAATGCCTTGATGGGTTGCCAAAATTTCACAACGGCGATCGCAATTAAGGCAAACAATCCGATTAATAATAAAACTGGCCATGTGATAGAGGTAAATCCCAAAGCTGTGGCAAAAGAGGCAATTTTTGTGGTATTTAAAAACCCCGTCAGTTTGGCAAGAGAACTACTAAAAAAGCCGGTGGCTTTCGTCACTAAATCGTATTTGCCTTTCATCAGTGACAACAACACACCGCCCGTTTTCCACAACGGCAGAATACCGACCCACAGCAACCGACCGATACCCAGCACGATATTCGCCATCGCACCCATTGCCGTGAAGGCAATAAACCCTGTCACCACATAACCAATCGCGCGCGCAATATTCGGAAATAATGTTAACCAACGCACGAGCATTTGCCCCATATCGGCAATTTTATTAATCAGAGGCACAATCACGGGTAACAGAGTCATGCCGACCGCAATGCGTATAGACTCCCAAATCGACAATAACCGCTCCCACGGATTGGCTAACATACTCGCCATTTCGGTGGCGCGTTTCATCCCGTCATCACCGCCTAATGCCGTGATGTTTTTGCGTAACACCTCGACGTTATTAAACAACGATTTCACGACAATCGCCGAATCGCCAAAGGCATCCTCAATCTCTTTTTGAGCCTTTAAATTACCTGCAATGGATTTGCCGTATTTCCCTTGCAATTTATCCAGCATTTCGGGCATCGTCAGCATTTGCCCTGACGCATTAACAAACGATAGACCGAGTTTTTTCGCCCCGTCTGTTGCCCCTGACAGGAACGACTCATACGCGCCACTGGACTCTGTGCCTAATGAACGTTGCAACTCGCCTAACACCGCTAACTGTTCATCAATACCAACACCAAATTGCGTCCCCGCAGAGCGTGTGCCTTCCATCAAATCAGTGATTTCAGCCATTGAGGTGCCGAATGTTTGCGACATAATAACGGCCTTGCCCGCCAGCTCTTCCGCGAACGTCACTTTGCCCACGCTATCGGCATAGCCTTGAAACTGGGAAAACATTTTCCCCATATAGGCATTGGATTCTTCGGCGGTGGTTTTTAATGCTGATGCCGTAATGTTGCTGATTTTGGTCAGTTGCGGGAGTTCATTATCTGAAATGCCACTAATGGCCTTTCGGATAGAAAGAGAAGATTCAACGAATTGCACCGCCGATTTACCGTATTGTGCACTAAACGTCAGCGCATCATTGGTAACTTTTTTCATCGCGCCATCGTCTACACCCGTGACTTTTGCCATGTCGAGTGCGTCTTGAATAGCTAACGCGGGGTCTAAAACGTTTTTCAACGCAAAGACAGAGCCAGCCAAGCCAGCCCCACCGACCGCGATATTTTTAAATGCTTCTTGTGAGGTTTCAGCGAATTGAGTCACGCCTGCTTGCACTGCCTTCAAGGGCTGAGTGACTTTATCAATCATGCTGAGTGTAAAATCTAATGTACTCATCATTCACCCTTGAAAGCTAATGCAATGCCATTTGCGACCGCAATGCGGTGATTTTCTGTGAAGTGGTTATCTAGCCAAATTGCGCATGCGAAGCTGTCGATATCATCCTGCTCATGAGGGAGATAGTGCCGTCGTAACGCCATATATTGTCCGAGGGCACTGCGTTCAATCGCTTCGACTCGCGCCGTTAGTTTTTTAGTTCAATATCCAATTTAGGTGCGTATTCTGAATTCACCTTTTCCAGTAATTGCATCGCCGAACCTGGGATATTTAAAACCTCTGTTAAGGCTTCTTTGCTTTCTGGGGTAATAATTCGGCGTAAATAAGTGACAGTGGGCGCGACTTTATCCGTTGCTGAAATTTCATTTAACCAGCCGTTATACGCCGTCATATTCGGCTCAAAAACCAGCTCTTTACCCATCACGACTAAGGTAATTGTGTTTTTCTTGGTACTCATTTTTCCATCCTTTGACGAATTTCGTCCGTTAATTGGTTGTGCCGAACGGCACATTTTCCGTAAATCTCATGGTATTTTAATAATGCAGTGGCTAAATCTGCCCCTGTATTACCGTTTAGTTTCGGTAAGGTTGTCGTGCATTTTGTCAGTAGATTTTCCTGATAAGGCACGCTCAGTGTTGTCGATTGCTTCGTTGTACATCCTGACAAAATCATCACTAACACAAAGATGAGTGAACACAGGCTTAATAATTTCGGTGCGTATTTCAGGCGGTTGCGCATTGGCGAGTGCCTCCAATTTATTTTCTAACGTTCTTGCTGATTGACTCGCTAAATCTTGTTGAGCCTTTAAACTGGCGTTATTAACTTCATTAGCTGTTTTTAATGCGACCAGTTCAAGACTGTCTTGATGCCAACCTTTAACCAACCAGCCAGCTCCAAAAGTTAAAATAAACGCAAAGATGATCGCCGTTGCTTGTTTCATTATTTCACGCCGTTGTGCTCTAACGAGTAGTGATTACCGTCATTGAAACGACCGCCCCACGTACCGCCAATGGATTCCCAATATTCGCCAAGGGGCTGATGGTCAGTTGTCCTTGTGAGATAAATCCCCTCTTTAAATAGGTTGAAATCCACAGCTAATCGCTGAGTGTGTAAGCTGTTTTTAATACCAGTGCCTGATTTAGCGTTTAACTTTGCCTGTTCTTCTGTGCGATACGCTTCTGAAAATGTCAGTTCATAACCGTTGTCGTAAGCAAAGATAATCAAGTCCGCAATCATGCGCGTAAACTTGCGTTGTTTTTCGCCGAGTGTCATTTTTTCAACTTCCCTGTCAGTAAGTCACTGCCTCGTTTTTTCAGCCATAATTCCACTAACTGAAAGCCTGCAATACCTAACGCAGAACCTAGCCCCGTAATCGCTAAAGGAGAAATACCAGGGATCCAAATCAGCAATGCCCCCGCCATAACAGAAACCGCAGAGCCTAAAATCATTCGCCCAATAAAGAGGCGTAACGTAATCGGCTCATTACCTGTCATCATTTTGCCCAGGGCAATCAATGCGCCAATAATAATCAAAGAAATAAGTGTCTTATTATGTTCTTCCATGAACATCTGTCCTTTTATTACAGTTTGTCGGTAAGTTCTGATTCCAAATATGGAATGCCGTTAATGCGCACAAAATCGGGGGAAGTGACGATAAATTTAATTTTATGCGTCATGACTGCCCCGCCTTTTGGGTCAACGTCTAAAATATCGGTGACGTTTAATTTACAGCCGAAAGACTCAACCTTAAGTTCTTCCGACCCTGCTTTTGCGTACCACATCAAATCGACTAAGGGGATAGCACGCCAAGAACCTGCGCTACGGGCTTTGGCTGTAATCACATTTAAATACTTGGTGGATAATTCCAGCTCACCCTCTGCCGATACATCCCCGTTCACATAACCGTCAGGCACGCCATTAGTTTGAGCGACACCTGTATTATCTGTAATCGATAAACTGACTTTTTCAACATGAACTAAATCACCGTCGATATTAAAATCAATCGACTGCCCAGAAATCCGTTTCCCGCTCATTATTCATTCTCCAAGGACGTGTCTAACAGAATGCCAATGGTGATCCCTTTCGGGCATTCATAAGTTCGCACCGTGATATACACTTCAACGTTATTTTTGTTTTTCCATGTAATAACCACATCACCTTCTTTGGGTGGTTTTACTTCACCAGGGAAACTTACCCCGTTAATTTGCGTACTGCGTGACATTTCACGTAATACTTTGGCAAAGTAGGCTTGATGGGCTTCAATACTGGACGGTGTGCTGTTTAAACTGCGGTCAGCAATTTTAGCAATCGCACGAATACGCACCGTTCGCGCGACTTTATCAACGACACGTAAATTCTCAATAGATTGATAATCACCGCCTTCAACATCTAAAGTACGACCATCAGACCAATAAATGCCGTCATAGTCTGGATACCACATCGGCACACTAAAACGCTGTTTTTCCAACGCTTGCAGTGTCGCCAAATCAAGGCTTTTCCCCGTGCCGTCTAATGGAAGATACGCACTACCTAAATCGGTTAATGCGCCCGTTTTAACGCGAGCTGGGCTATCGGCAATCGTCACCGCACGGTTACATAATCGACCCGCTAATGCCCCCGCTTCATTGCCCCAAAGCATTGGCACCAATTGAATGGAGGATTCCGCTTCCCCTTTTGATAAAGCAGACAAGCGTTCAACATAGCCCGACCACGCTTCATCGTCTTGCGTTGCACCGACACCTAAAATGGCAAATAACCAGCGCCCGTGTTTTGCGATTAAATCAGAGCGTAAGGATTTAGCCGATTGAATAACGGCTTTTGTTGCATCACCAATTAATACATACCCTTCGCAACTGGCAACTGCTTGTGCATCCATCACCGCGTCAACAAATGCCAATTCTTCCGCATCCTCTGCTAATACATGCACATAGCCTGACCAGTTTTGACCTGCGTTACGCATCGCCGATAACACATTACTTTTTAACGGGCTATCTGGCGTTCCTAACGCCTCATCGAAATCGGTTTGCGTATTGACCGCAATAGTTTTACCGACATTGGTTTTTCCTTTACCAATAAACAGCAAAATGCGCTCAATTTCCTTTGTTTCGCCTTGCAGTTGGTTATGTTGATTAACCTGAACAGTTGGCCACATAGTAAATTCCTTTTTTATGCACCGTAGCCGATGCCTTGAAGTTGTCTCTCTAACGCTTTGATAAAGTCTTCATCACTGATACCTAAAAACTCACGACTGGGGATATCTACCTCCCAACTGGTTTTTTTAGGTTTATTTTGTAAAAGACGGATTAATAATCCCGCCTGAAAAAAACGCATCTTTCCTGTAATCTCTTTTAAAGGAGGCTTTACCCAACGCTTTCCTTTTTTGACTTTATAGCCCAATGCCCGTAATTTTTTGGCTTGTTTCGGTGTTGCGGTAGGCTCTGGCGGTTTCGGCTTTTCTTCAGTCGCTTTTCGTATGTTATTGTCGTTGGCATTTTTACGACTAATTTTTGCTGTCATACCATATTGCTGGCTATATCCCACGACACCAGCACCCACAGGTTTACTGCCATTGCGATAATTTCCGCCCCCGAGATAAATACGGACTATGCCTTTTTCGGGAATTTCACGAATTTTTAATAGCTTAGGCATTTTACGGAGCATCTTTTTTTTGTAGTTACCGTGTCGCCCTTGCCATGCCTCACCATCAGGTGTCTGCTGATTTTTTACCGCGCGTTTTGAAGCAACAATCACACCGTATTTAGCAATTCGCCAAAGTAACCGCTGGCGCTTTTTCGGTGGCAATTCCAATTCTTTGAGCTGTGCCCGTAATTTTTTTAGTTGCTCTGCGTTTAATTGCCCTTGAATGCTCATTTCACACCACGGGGGATCACGTCAATATTTTCAGCAAATAACACTTCAGGATTGGCGAGTGAGTAACGTTTATCATTAAAAGGCACCATGCCTTTTTCATCTTCTTTTAACACAATGGCATCACTTAATTTAAGGGTAACAATGACCATCGCAATATTATCGTCAATCACATCCACGCTCATGGTTGGCTGTTCATCATCAAAATCCGGTTCAGTAAGATCCGTTTCTAACTCTTGACGCCAAGCTTCAATCAATACAGGAATATAACGTGCATCAACCTCACGATAAGGCCAACGCCCCCAAGCAATCACGGCCTCATACTCTTGCGTTAACATTTGATATTGTTCTTTATCCGACTCATCCTTACCTAAATCACTGTGAGCAGGTTTAAACTCAATATCATCCATTTCGCTACTAAATTCCGTCGCAAATAAGGATTCAGGCAAATTTGCACGTAAGAACGCAGTCAATTTTTGTAGTCGGGTCATATCATTTTCACCGTAATGCGAGGCAACTGTTTCATATTGCGAATAACAAAGGTTGATTCCGCTAATAACCGTGACCGTAATTCGTCGCTTTCTTGCTGTGGGTTGGGCGCTCGACTGACAATCGACAAATATTCACCCAATAAATCCGCTTTTGCCCTGGCATAAACGGCTTTTTTATATTGTGCACAAAGGGCATTAACGCCTTTTATTTTTGCGCCTGGGGCGTCTTTTGCCTGATTAACACCTTTTGATAGCCAATAACTTTTTACGTCTTTTAATTCACAATTAATTTCTGTGACCGTGGTTAATAATGCATCAGCAATAAAATCGGCATCGATATTGGCAGGAATAGCGCGACTTTTTTGAAAATCACCTAAATTTAAATCAGGCCAAAATTCATCATTTGTCAGTGTTTCGTTTTGATAAGTAACGCTATTACCGTTTAACATTCACTTGTACTCGTTTTATTCAAGGTATCGAGTGCATCTAAAGAAAAATACTTTATTAATTGACTCAAAAAATAAACAAAGATGAAGGCTATCGCGGTAATAATCCAACCCGATAAAATCAGACAGATAATTCCAACAATGTCACTGGCAAGGAATAACCAGAAAAATCTATTTTTAGGTGTGTTTGTCACCTCAAAGAAAAGCTTACTTAATTCACTTCTGTTTTTTTCAGGTAAATTTTTGATAAATGAAACTGCATACCAAGCAATAAAAACAATACTGCTACAAAACAAAGCCAATAACACTGTAATCCAAGCCATTGACACACCAATATTTAAAAGACTTTCGTTCTGCGTTAAAACACCCGTTAACAACGGGATTGAAAATAACAGAACGATAACCCAACGTAATATCTTCCCTTTCATCCTTTTATCCTTAAAAAAACGGGCGAACAGGTTTCCACGACCAATAACAATCAAATTGTTTTGTCTCCACCCTGCCCGTTTTGGCTTGCGGTAGTCTTTACTCTTGCTCTAATGCCCGTAATCGTGAGGCAATGCGCAAACGATGCGTTTTAACGCCACTTTTCGGGTTTAATTGATGTGCTCTGGCAAGATAGGCATCCGCTTGATTCAGCGTATCAACACAATCAATTGCACTGGCTCTTGCATCGCCCATATCGCCTTTTAATAACTCTAACGCGTGGAATTTAAACCACTTCGCTTGTATTTTTTCGTGAACTCGCCAAATTTCCGTGACATTCTTAAATGTCCTTGAAAAATAAGGCTCAATGGGGTTTCCTGCTTCCGCTTCTAACTGTGCCCATTCAAGGATGGTGTCAGCCACAAAAGCAGGGAAACCACTTTTAAAATTGTCGGGGGTGCGCTGTCCTTGCGCAATGGCGATATCCGCCCAGTCCAGTCCTTTATCGAACTCCCCCACATCAAAGAGCCAAATGACGCAATACACAAAAATCGGGTTTTGATACACTTCGCCTTCATCTAAATAGCGTTGTGCCGTCGGTAGATACATGGGTAATAATTCGTCACGTTTCATGGCCACACGTTCATACGTTTGATTGAGTGATCGCAGTCGTTTGACATCCCGCTCAATGGCACGCGCTTGAAGATGCATACTTTCACCGTCAGCAATGGCAACTGCCTGTCGCTGTTCTAGTTTTTGTTGCATTTCAATTTTTTGCTTGTGTCTTTGAACGGGTGATAGCATGACGCTTAACCTTCTACTTTTTCAGTCGGTTCAGTGACTTTACCGATAGTGACAGCAGACTCGTCGATAGCTGCATATAACTCTGGTTGTTCAATGGCATAACCTTCATTACGCAGATACTTATTTTCGTATTGTTTACGGTCTTCAACAAACTCCGCTTTACGCTGACGAGTATTACGTTGCGTATAGATATGAAGATTTGTTGGGATGGTGACTACCATACGTTTACCAGGCATAAATGGTGGAACCATAGCAGGACGGCCTGCAATCGTAGAACCGAGCATTTGTGCGGCAATCTTTTCTGTTGGGCGATCAGCTGACTGATATAAACGGTGTTGCTCTGCAGAAACCAAATCAGCGCCAACCATGACCACTAATCGCGGGTCATTTTTAAATTGAGGCGGAATACAGTTATTAATTAAATCTGACGCCATCGCATCTAATGAACGGTAATCACCGCTATCATCTAATGTAATAGGGTCAGTCAGAACTTGAGAACCCTTATTCCACTCTTTTGCGATTTGATGCCAGCCTTTGTTAACATCTTCACCATTTGGATTTTTGACAGGGTCAGTATTTACTGCAACAGATTGACCATTCCAACCAATACGAAGCATATCTAATGCAAAAGATTCTTGAACAAAAGCTTGCATGCGATTAATAAATTCTGCTTCACCGCCTGCATTTGCCCAAACTGACAATAAATCCCACGGTAAAATCGCACCCGAATCTGTTTCGACTAATTTATATTCATTACCATCAACGCCAACTTTACGACCAAAGCGACCATCTTTAGAACGTCCCGTAAAGAGACCAGGATTACCTACGGAAATAACTTGCCCTGTTAATTGGTCAACATCAGCAACCGTAATCATTCTTAGAAATTCAGATGTTTCTAATAATGCGTCACGTAATTGTGTTTCTTTAGGTTCAGTTAAATAAAAATATTTACTAACATTAGGCACACCGCATGATGCAGAAAATGCGGCTCTATACGCATTCCAATACTCACTAGCACGTTGATTATTTAATGACATCACAATCCCCTTACACTAGGTTAGCAAAGCGTTTTTCTTTACTACCGCGTGGATTTTTACCAGGGATGCGTGTTGCCACATCATCCAACTTACTGAATTTACCTAAAATGGAAGATAAGTTATCTTTCAATTGTTTAAATTCAGGTGTATCAACAGCGTCTTTGATGACTTCCACATCTTCTTCAACATCTTCCACTTTTTCTGTTGTTGAAGTCAGTTGTGTTTCAATTGCTGTGACACGAATTTCAAGCGCAGATAATGCTTCCGCAAGTGCTTGCATTGCATCAGAGGCACCTGTTTCTTCTGGTGTATCATCAACACTTGGTTCATCAATATTGAAAAAACTACGCCAGCCTTTTCCTTTAGCCATTTTTTCTTCCTTAAACTGTTTAACTTCATCAAAAACCAACGGTTTTAATGCACCATAGCGAAACTTCTTACCTTTTTTATTAAACTGCAATCGGTCAGTACCAACGCTGGCAGGCGAACAAGTCACGCCAAGCCCTTCAAGATACGTTTTCCCTGTTCCACGAAAATTACCCGTTGGGGTAAACTCCGCCGAGGTAAAAAGCAATTGGCCGTCACGATTCGCTTGCAGTAAATGCTGATTAGGACGTAGCCGAGCATAAAGTTTTAACGTTCCTTCTTCGTCACGTTCGGCTTTTAACTCTAACACTTCGCCCATCGAACCGAACCAGCGCTCATGCTCTGGCCAAATACACGCGGTATAGAGTTGGCGGTCATAAAGTTCAGCAGAATCTAAAATCCAACTGTCCTCAATAATTCGACCATCAACCGTATCTCCCGCTGTTGCGATACAAAGCCAATTTGTCATTAATTGTGACATTACATAGCATCCCCCATCCGTGGGTATTTTCATCACTTCCGTTTGAGTCAATAGTATTGCGAAATTCCATCAGGTGGGCGAATGGTTAAATTTGGATATGGCGCATAACCAAATTTGTGGCAACGCCAGATAGGCTGTGACTCGGCATAATGTTTTACATTATGGCGAACTCACGATATTCAGATGAACTAATAGGAGTAGCGAAATCGCTGTACTTGCGACGCTATACTCCTGCAGAAATTGCAACCGAGCTTAATTTGCCGAATCGGCGGATCGTTTACTATTGGGCTGAAAAAGGAAATTGGCAGGATTTACTCAGTCATGAATCGGTTTTAGATGCGATTAATCGACGCATTATTTTGCTCAGTGAGCGAAACAATAAGACTGGCGATGAGCAAGAGGAGTTAGACCGTTTAATTGGCCGTCATATTCAATTGATGGCACAACAAAATAAACATGCCGAGAAGTTAGCACAGGCAAAAGCACAAAATAATCAATCTGGCTTCTCAAATGATAATGAGTCTGACGATGGTGAACCAAGGAAGAAAAAACGCTATCGTAAAAATGATATTTCTGAATTAACAGAAGAACAATTTCAGCAATTCGCTGACAAAATGCTTTTTGGCTATCAAAAACATTTACGCAATAACATTAAAAAATCCATTCGTAATATTTTGAAATCACGCCAAATTGGGGCGACTTGGTATTTTGCTTTTGAAGCGCTGGAAAATGCGGTACTCACGGGTGACCCACAAATCTTTTTATCGGCATCAAAACCGCAAGCCGAGGTTTTCCGCTCCTATATTGTCAATATTGCAGAGCAATTTTTCGGGGTGACATTAACGGGTAACCCGATTCGTTTAAGCAACGGTGCAGAACTCCGTTTTCTTTCTACCAATAAAAACACCGCGCAAAGTTATTCAGGTCATCTTTATTGTGACGAATATTTTTGGGTACCTAACTTTAAACATTTAAATGAAGTTGCCTCTGCAATGGCAACCCACGATAAATGGCGCACAACCTATTTTTCTACGCCTAGCTCAAAAACGCATCCCGCATACCCGTTTTGGACGGGTGACGAATGGCGCGGAAATGAAAAAGAACGCAAGAACGTTAAATTTCCGTCATTTAAAGAAATGCAGGACGGTGGACGCGATTGTCCTGATGAACAATGGCGTTATGTCATTACGCTGGAAGATGCGATTAAGGGCGGTTTTAACCTGGCATCCATTGAAAAACTTCGCAATCGTTATAACAAAGATACGTTCGATATGTTGTATATGTGTGTCTTTGTCGATAGTGGCGCATCCGTCTTTAAATATAACGATTTAGAAAAATGTTGGGTTGATGTAGGGCTATGGGAAGATCACTTTCCTGATGAACCGCGCCCATTTGGTAATCGTGAAGTCTGGGGCGGTTATGACCCTGCCCGTTCAGGAGATACCTCCGCATTTGCTATTTTAGCACCGCCTTCTGCACCTGGTGAACGGTTCCGTGTTCTGGCCATTTATTACTGGCAAGGTATGGCGTGGAAACATCAAGCCAAAAAAATCCAAGAACTTTATGGGCGTTATCGCTTCACACATATCGGCATTGATACGACAGGTATAGGTCATGGCGTCTATGAGATGGTGCAAGATTTTGCGCCACGCGAAACGATGGAAATTCGTTACAGCCTTAGCATGAAAACCCAACTTGTTTTAAAAATGGTGGATTTAGTCGATGAAGAACGTATCGAATGGGATAGAGAGCAAAAAGAAATCACCGCCAGTTTCTTGGCTATTCGTCGAGACACAACCAGCAAGGGCGGTGCCATGACCTTTGTGGCTGACCGCAGTATGGAAACAGGTCATGCCGATAGTTTTTGGGCAATTGCTCATGGCGCAATCAATGAACCGTTGAACACGGATAATCAACGTAAATCAAAATGGATATTTCAAAAGGCATCATAATGGCTAAGAAAAAATCACGGAAGAACCTCTCTATTTCGGCATCCAGTACCCCGAAAAAAAACATGAGCATTATTACACTGGGTAAACCCGAGCCGATATTAACAACGCATACAGACTATCAAAATATCTGGTATGACAATGAACATGATCATTATTCACTCCCGATTGATAGAACTGCGCTTGCTCAATTAGTTAATTTAAATGCCCAACATGGCGGGGTGATTTATGCGCGTCAAAATATGATTTTATCCGATTTTTTAGGCGGTGGTCTTAGCCATGAACAACTAAAAGCGTCCGTAATGAGTTACCTTATTTTTGGTGATACAGCCATTCTAAAAGTACGAGATTATTGGGGAAATGTCATTCAACTTTTTGTTTTGCCGTCACTTTATCTTCGTTGTCGAAAAGACGGTGATTTTGTCATTTTGATAGAAGGTGAACCGTTAGTGTATCCACCTGAAGATATCATTTTTATCAAACAATATGACCCTCAACAGCAAGTTTACGGTATTCCCGATTATATCGGTGGTATACATGCGGCACTCTTAAATAGTGAAGCCACCATTTTTCGTCGTCGTTATTACCACAACGGGGCACATACGGGAGGCGTTTTTTATTGTAATGACCCTTCTCTCACTGATGAAGTGGAAGCCCAAATCATTAAAAATCTAGAAAATAGCAAAGGTATCGGTAATTTTTCTACGATGTTTGTGCATATTCCTAAAGGCGATCCCGAAGGGATTAAATTTATGCCTATTGGGGATATTTCGGCTAAAGATGAATTTAATAATGTCAAAAATATCAGTGCCCAAGATATTTTAACCGCGCATCGCTTCCCGGCGGGTTTAGCAGGGATTATTCCTGGCAACGTTGGCGGTTTAGGTGACCCAATCAAAGCCCGTGAAGCCTATCGACAAGATGAAGTTATTCCTGTGCAACGCATGTTTGAGAATGCCGTCAATAGTGACCCTGAAATACCGTCACATTTGCATATCAACTTTAAGAAAGATAACGACAGTTTGGATGCAGAATGAGGCAAAAAAAGGTAAAATTACGTAAGTTCGATTATTTTGGAGTTCGTAATATGAAAGTGATGAAAGTCCTCTGCCCCGCGTGCGGTGAAAAGGCAATCATAAGAACAACAAATAGAAAACATCGCCAATTTGCTGACCTTTATTGTCAATGCACAGACTTAGAATGCGGAATGACTTTCGTTTTAAACGTCACTTTTAGTCACACACTAAGTCCTAGCGCCAAAGACGTGAATAAAATGATTGATAAACTGCTACCAGATAATAAACAAATGGCGCTTGATTTACTCAAAGCGCCCATTGCTTAAATTATTGAGCCACATTTTGTGGCTTATTTTTTTCCAATAAGTCCACTCTGGCATTGTCGGCTAACTCAAATATTAATGATAAAACAATATCTTTTTCCTGTGATGTGAAAGAATCAAAACTACCTACTTTTGCGATAAGAGCTATTCTTTCAAGTGCTTCCATGCTTTTTATATTATCTGTCATTATCATACCCTTAAAGAATACTGTATGAATAAACAGTATAGTCAATTTGTGTTTTTTGTGAACCCCTAAGTGATAATAATGTGAGATATAATTACTTATTGTGTGAACCTTGATATTTCGTCACGTAATATCGGGTATGGCATGATAATGAATCAATTAAATAGGCTTCGATATCACTTGGTTGTTGAGGTATTGCATAATAAACATCCCCCGCCAGACCGCCAAATAATGGCTTTTTAAAATCGTCATGACTAACAAAATAAAATTTTGCACCATCCAAGACAAATCGCCTAACACTTGTATTTTCAATACCAAGATGATCGCAAAAACAATCTAAAATATGGTTAACCTCGCATTCATCTCCAATGAAGAATTTATTTTTCCCTGTTAATAATGCGTTCAAAATTGATTCTAAAGAAAAATACTCCTCATGAGAGAAACTTGCCTTTTCGGACAAAACACTGACTTGCTTAAAATACAGGCGAGCCAATAAATCTAACATCAGTTTTATTTTTTTCACACTCATAGATTATCTCTCCTCGCTCATACCAATAAATTTGCGATATTTCTCTGCAAGAAAAAAATAGGATGCAATCAAAATATAAAATGGCCATAGCATTGAGTAATCTATCGCTTCACCTAGGCTGTATTTGTCATGATAGCTTTTTTTAGACTTCATAGTTCTGCGTATAAAAAGAACTATTGATATCAATAAATAAAATAAAACCAAGTATTTATACATTCATTCCTCTCAACTTATTTACTTTATTAAAAATACGGTCTTTTCGTTCATTAAATTGACGGTATTTCAGCTGTGTCGTGCCCGCTCTTATCAAAGAACCGTCTTTGAAACTTCTAAACGTCCTATCATCAATGACTATTCCCGACCCATTTCTCATTTTTTGGGCATCATCAAAGGTGATTTCATGCCCGATTGACCTGAAATTATCTAAAATTTCCGTTACCACCTTTTCTTCATCGTTAATCGTTCGGGTTTCCCCCGTACAGTTATTGACAGAACTCCAAGGGGCGCTAATCGCGCCATCAAAAGCCAAACCACTCCCTTTAACAGACGTGGATTCTTTGGCGACCAGTTCCCACTTAGCTGTGCGGGTAAGATAAAAAGAGTCCTCACACGCAAGCGGTGAGTAAACTCCTTTAATTTTTTTAACGTCTTCGCCGTATTCATTCCCCATTTCTGTGACTTCATAAGAAAGTCTCACTGTTAAATCTCGGCGTTTTACTGTTGCACCACCTTGCAACTCGGTGTAGGCATACCAATCACCCACATCTGACGCAAAACGCACGTTGTCCATATCTTCCGTTGCTAGAATTTGCTCTTCACCTGGCAAGCGACGCAACTCACGCCAAACCGACACAGGAGCACCGCCAATTTGCTGAAATTGTCGAATGCGGTGTAAGCTCGCCCATGCTGAAACGGCTTTGGCCATGTCTTTGCATTTCTGCCCCGTTTCATCGTCTATCTCGTCATCCATGGCGTAACCGTCTATATTTTTAGAAATATATTTAGCGATATAACCCGTGGCGGAACCTTTTTCTTTATCAATAGGCTCAACATAAAAACGGGCTTCTTTTGCCTCTTTGGTTTTTAACTCAAAGGCATCCTCTTCACGTGCATATTCCGCGAAGATCTCTCTCAGCTTTTCAACGTGGTCAGGATGAACAAATAACAATAAATGCCAGTGAGGAGTTGAATCATGATGAGGTTCTACAACACGGAAACCGAATGGACGAATTCCTTCGCGGGCATATTCAGCGCGAACTTTTGACCAGACTTTGCAAAGGTATTTCTGAACATCACGAGGGGATGCGCCATTCCATTGTTCAATGAAACCGCCCTTACTGTATGCATTGTGATATTTTGATGGAGCAGTGAGCGTGTAAAACTCACCGACATAACCCATTTCGTTAGCCATATTTTCAAACCCACGCATACGCACCATCAATTCACAACGGCGAACAGCAGGATTAGAAACACTGGCTAATACCATTTCTTCAAGAGAAACGCGGTCACCATGCTCATTGGTTAAATCGAAACTTTTTATGTAATCCCAGTTACGTTTTTTTTGCTCTATCCATTCATGTAGGGCTTTTCTTGAAATATAAGGTGACGCACTTTTTTGTACCTGCCCGACAGCAATAGCAAGATGCTCAGCACGTAAATCACGCATACGCTTTAAACGCCCATACCACCACTTATCAGACATCATGCGTAATAAACCAGAAAGCAACTGGTTTTCTGTTGGTTTACGTCTACCCCTAATAAATTGTTTCCAATACGGCGGGATGGTACCAATCTGTAAAGTAATCTGACTTATTTTTTTGTAGCCAGATTTAGCACCTTCAGAAGTCTCGCTATAATTTGCACGTTGGCAAAATTCGGTAAATGTAGAAGTGAGATAACGAGCAATACCGTTCGCCAGCTCTTTGATGGTTCCACGGTCTAGGGAGTGTAAGTTAGAAAGTTGTTCGACATAATTTTCAGGGAAGAAATCATAACCTGATGTTACGCCATTAAATTGATATTGAGATAAAACAAGGTTGTATCTTGGTAATACATTCTTAGCCACTTTACGTAAAAAGGTATTAGCAAGACGTCTATTATCTTTTTTAGCAGTCTTAAATATTTTTGAATATCGGGTAGCAAAATAAATAGCCAAACTATCAGGCATATTACCCATAATGCTATTGCGATACTCAATATCAAGCGGGTTTGCATCATACATAATGCGTTCAGCCAAGGACGCTTTTGGCGATAACTCTGGCTGAAATTCTTCTTTTTGGCGACGCATTGAGATAAATACGTCGCTGTTATTCTCCACCGCGATAGTCATATCAAACCAGTTCTTGTGCTTGACGTTCTAGCTCTGACGCTTCACTTTCCAACAGTTCAGCAACGTCGGAATAATCCATTTTGTTTTGAATGATAAGGCTAGATAACTTGCGAATACGGGATGCGTATTTATCAGCGCAGGCTTGCTTTTGCTCATTACGAGCGAACACTAATGCAGAATCTAAAACTAATGCTTGTTCAATTTCAGACACTAAACTAGGCGTAAAAATGGGGGTTGGTATTGATGTATTCATAGTTAATTTCCTTTATTTAGGTTGCAAAAAGCCCTGACCGATTAAGGTCATTTATTTTTACTTTGGGTTTAATTAATTATTCGACTAGAGATAAGCCTTTAGGTAATAAATTACTAAATGATATACGACGATTTATTTCTTTAATGATACTGTTTATTTCTTCCTTGCTAAATTTATCAATATCAAGATTCATTCTTTCTTTTTTTATCCCTGCATCTCTCAATATTCCTGCCAAAAAAATTCTTTTTTCTTCATACATTTCATCGTGCTTATTTTTCATGTCATCAAGAAAAAAACCTAACTTCTCATTATTTCTTTTAAAGTAGATAGCGCGTAATTTAGCTATTGCATTTAATCCATCAATTCTATTTTTCAATGGAATATAAATAGCTCTATCTCCGCTTTCTGATGGATTCTGATACATAATAACCTCACTTAAAATGGTATTTCGTCACAATCAATTTCTAAATTTTCGCAGACAATAATAAATTCATGCGCAAAAGATTTTAATTCATCATGAATAAGGTCTACACATAAACCACTATTTTGTGCATTATTAACTGCATCTATTAATTGCTCGCGTAACATTTGTTTTTTAGTCTGTAATTCTTTTAACCCTTCCGCTATGCAATTATGTTTATGTATGTATCCAGATAATTCTTTTTTTAAAGAAACTGTCTCGTCACCTTTATCACTCAAATCAAACCCCATTCTTATTTTTGATGATTCAAAATTATCATTTTCATATTCTGGATTAGGAATAAAATTCAAACGAGCCACCTCAGCACCTTTATGATAAATGAATGCTTGTCCACAAAAAGAGGTATTAGGAATATCTATATTTTCATACTCAAGTATTGGGTTATTCACTCTTATTGTAACGCTTCCAAAATTAGTCTCTGACATAACTACCTCTCAATTAACTTAAAGCTGATATTAATAAATAACCCATAAATAAAATAAAGCTAACAATATAAATAGAATTGTTATTTTCATTTTTAAATGAATCACTGGATAATTTATATTTGTGTTGTTGAAGCTGTAATGAATTTAATTTCATTTTGAAATCTCACATAAATTATTTAAACAACGGAAATATTTCATCTGAATTATTTTTGACTTTTTCATTAAAAACAATCCATCTATATAAAGTGGTGTGTGATTCTGTAAATTCACTTTTACCTAATTTAGACACTTTCACAAAACCAAAAGGCTGAATAGAATTAAGTCTCTCAATTTCAGTAATTAGTTTCATTAGTAAAATTGGATCAATAATCACATCATCACCATGCAATAAACATGGAGTACAAACCCCTTTTACTAACTCTTTAATCTTCAACACTTCGGCTGATGTTCTCATTTTTTCTCACATCATTGATGGGCTAAGATTTGTTACTGCATCCACTGCACAGACGAACGCTGGGTTAGTATGTAATCTTGCGGATAATGTTATTCCTGCCAACGTTAAACAACGAATTGCTGTATTAACAGAGCGTTTAAAATCAGCGACTCGCGCATTATTTAAATTACCGCCCGATACTGTATTTGTTGCTAACTTTCCAACCTCACCGACTGCCGTTAATAAATAAGCGGGCACATTAGAATCACTCATTTCATTAACTGGCACTGACGGCTGACATTGCATTTGTTCTAACACACCATCAAGAATGGATGCATCTTCGGTTGCATCAGTCAGCTTCATTAAATCAATGCACGTTAATTGGTGCGGTTGTTCAGGGTTTAACTTGTTACGCAACATTTGGGCGTTCATGCCGATGCTTTCAGCAATTTGTACAAGATCCCCTTTATGGGTATTTGCGAAAGCACGGCATGCATTATCAAAGTGCGCTTGTTTGGAAACCTGATAATCAAACATGGTGTTTATTCTCAAAATGCGAAAGACTGACTACGCTTCTAGTGAAATATTGGCTTTAGATAAGGCTTCAACAGTTAAAGCTGCCAAATTAATAAATACTGTAGATTGCTTTAGGTCTTTGCTTTTAGCTCTTACAGGTAAACGACCATCGGCAATCATATTTTTTACTGTATTTCTAGATAATCCAGAGCGCTTAACATACTCTTCAATCGTTATATATGGCTCTGGGATTGTGATTGTAATATTTGGTCTCATAGGGCAAAATCTCCGCATTATGTCTATTTGTATCTATTTGTCTCTATTTGGTTCCCCACGAACTGAGAGTGAAGATACTTCGCGTGAGACGAATAGTCAACATTAAAAATACATATTTTTTGTCTAATGCGAAGTTTTGAGGATGCGAATGAATAGCTCATTTGATTTTGTATCATGTGAAAACACGGCTGAAATTCTTGATAGAATGATAGAAGCGTATGGTTTTACTAATAAAATAATGCTGGCAACACATTTCAATATGGGAGCAAGTAGCCTCAGCGGAAGATATAAACGAAATATTTTCCCTGCGGACATGGTAGTTAGATGTATGTATGAAACTGGGGTAGATTTAGAGTGGTTAGTATTTGGTAAAGGTAAACCTTTTGACCAAGAAAAATTAGATATTTTAAAAATTCCTAATTTTCGATTGAAAAGTGGTGCTCTATTATCTGCTGACATAATAATGATTGATAAAGTAATATTCCCTACTACATCGCAACTTCCTCAAGACCCCATTTCAATTCAAATTGATAATGACTATTTCATCATTAATAAAAAATTCAATGATATTTTTGATGGCAAATGGCTTGTTGAAATTGATGGGAAAAAGAGCATCCGAGAATTAACTAGAATGCCAGGACAAAGAGTTAGGGTGTCTGGGATTGGTATGGCATTTGACTGTGAACTAAATGCTTTAACAGTGTTAGGTAGTGTTATAAAAGAAATAAAGGATTATTAATATGAAAAATATTTTATTAGGTTTAGTTATTTTCTCATCAGCATCTTACTCCTTTGCAATGACTGAAAATTGCACAATAGCTAGTACTATGTTTGAAGACTCTGGTTTAATTATGTCTGACGGCATATCAATGGCTATTAATGATGGAGAGAAATTAAAAAATTCCACCGTTACTTATGATGAATTTTCAATTTGGTTTAATAAAATCTACCCTAAAAAACAAGCTAACTTTCTTAATAAGTACAATCAATATAAAACTAATGACAGCAATAATCCTATATATCTAGGCTTTGTTTCTATTATTGAAGTAGATAATTTCACAGTATCTCTAAATAACTACATGAAAAATAAGCAAGATAATGATTTCAAATCAATGTTAGATGCTAAATCACGTATTGAAAATGCATACAATAAATTAGCAGAAGATTGCGGTAAGAAGTATGAGCGTTAAGAAATTACCTAATGGGCAATGGCGCTTAGATTTTTATCCTGAAGGTAAGAAAAATGATAATGCAAAACGTATACGTAAGACTTTCACGACCAAAGGTGAAGCCTTAAATTATGAGCGCTATATTTTAGATAATACTAATAATCAGCCTTGGCTTGGTGAAAAAGAGGATAATCGTAAATTAAGTGAGCTAATTAACACTTGGTATAGTTTACATGGTGTCACCATTGATGATGGTGATAAAAGAAAATCTTCCATGTTATATGCAACTGATTGTATGGGTTCCCCTTTAGCACGCGAATTCTCTGCTAAATTATTTTCCTCATATAGAGAAAAACGAATTTCAGGAAAACTTAGGCGTACTGAACGGATAGAAAAAGTTTCACCCAGAACAATGAATCTTGAATTGGCTTACTTTAAAGCTATGTTCAATGAATTAACACGTCTTGGTGAGTGGAAAAATGAAAACCCGTTAGAATCTATCCGTCCATTTAAAACAGAAGAATCTGAAATGAGTTTTTTAACTCATGATGAAATAAGGTTATTGCTAAAAGAATGTGAACTCAGTTCTAACCCACACTTATTAACAATTGTAAAAATCTGTCTATCAACAGGTGCACGGTGGTCAGAAGCTGAATCATTAAGAAGCTCGAATATAAGCAAATATCGCATTACTTATACAAACACAAAAGGTAACCGCAATCGTACTGTTCCTATTGATGAACCCCTTTATAATGAAATATTCGCCAATAGAACAAGTGGTACCCTCTTTACATCCTGTTACTCTGCCTTTAGAAGTGCTCTAAAAAGAACAAAAATAATATTACCTGACGGTCAATTATCTCATGTATTAAGACACACTTTTGCTTCTCATTTTATGATGAACGGTGGAAATATTTTAGTATTACAAAGAATACTTGGTCATACTGATATAAAAATGACCATGCGATATTCTCATTTTGCACCAGATCATTTAGACGAAGCCGTCAAATTAAATCCACTATCACAGATAGCAAAAGATAATGGTTAA